ACTCCTTTACTGTCGCACATAGTCGGAGGAACTATGCGGGGTGTGACTAACTCGTATCCCCAGTCGTCACTATCTGGTTCAACCTCCACTACATACTCATTAAGGGCGTGGGTGATCCTAATGGTTATGGCACACGATGGGCCGAGCTAACGGCTCGCCAACGGCCAATAAGATTATTATAGCGGAATATCAGTCCGCATCAAGGAATATGCACTCTCCGGGACATTCTTCTGCCGCTTCAATAACCACTTCTAACAGGTGGTCAGGTACTTTAACTGACTCTCCCATACGGTGAGTGGGTTCTTTAGGTACAGGAGTGCCTACTTCTCTTACATAAAATAAGCCGTCATCATGCCCAAAGAATACGTCAGGTGCTATCTCTTCGCACAAGCCATCGCCTGTACATAAGTCTTGGTCAATCCAAACTTTTGGCATTAACCGGGATGATTCTGAATGAACTGCTCGTATTTTTCTGGACTATCTAGAACTATTGTGGTGTAAGAATACTTAGCGCTGTCATCACCCTTACCTAAAGTAACAGTGATCGTTCCGATTAAAGTACCTACAGCTACTAACAAGGCTGTTATAGCAGTAATGAGCTTAACAGTCTTATTCATTTTCGTTGTAGAATTTCTCTCCCCACGCTTTACTTTGGATAGCTTCTTCAGCTAGATAGATACGATCCCAGATCGTACTAAATTCTGAAGGAACCCAAGCCATAGAAGCAATGATCTCTTTCATCTCATCAACATCATCTCTGATTACTTCTAAGTCAGCCGCCATAGCGCTTGTAATATGAGCAGGAGTAAAACGGCTAAGGTCATCGACCCTAGCGCTCCGCAAATCATCAAGACCACCAGCATTTTCCATGACACCTTGAGATATCTCATCAAGTTTTGCCAAAACTGTACTGTCTGTCCCAGTGTTTCCTTCAATTACCTGCACCTGTTTTTCCAAATCATCTATCCTACCAGCGATACTAGCCGCATTCCATACGACTACTCCACTAGTGATAGCCACAGACATGATGAGTCCGAGGGTTATCCTAGATACTTTGACTTGCTTCAGGTCGGTAACGTCAGTCATTTAATACATGCCACCAATTTTACCATGAGGAGTTTTTTTATGCATACTCTTGTAGGTTTTCAATCCTTGGTTAATCATTTTAACCATCGAAGCTTTACGAGCCATAGCTACCTCTAAAGGCAACTCGCTAGGTTTTCTAGCTATATAATTTTTGCTTCCGGAGCCACGGACACCCGGATCTCTTGCTTTACGTTTCCTTGCTTCATGCTTATACTCAAGCGCCTTACCACGAGGATTTGTAGCACCCGGCCCACTAGGAGAACTAGCTATATAACCACCGCTACGGCGTTTAGTACCCGGATCTAATTGATGCCCTCTACCCATTAACTTGCCGCCGAAGCTGATCCGTCACCAAACTGCTTGGCAACAACACTCTTAACAAGGCTGAGAACAGCAGTAGCTCCTGCAAGTCCAGCCGCTTTCATGCTTCCCATGTCACCAATGGTGAACACAGCAAGGAATGATTGCGCGAATGTGGCAATCACTCTCTCAAGTACGTCTTTGTTAAACATTATTTACGTTTACCTTTCTTTACCTTCTTATAAGGTACTTTCTTTGCTTTCCCTTTGGAAGAGCTAGTTGCATATTTAGGCATTGGCACTCCCTATACCTGTAGTCTGTCCACTAATAATAGCACCAGCTTGACCAGTACCTCCACCAGCGAATCTAGATATTCTTCGTTGCTTTCTACGTTCTAACATGTCTTTTAATTCTAAAGCGTCATCTTCTCCAGCTATATCAATACCAAATTGTGAGCTAACACCATGCGTTTCATACTGCAAATTAGTATCTTCACCTACTTGTTCAGCAAACAAAGCTTCTTCTTGTTTAAGATTAGCAAAAGAGTTCCATACTTGAGCCTGAGATAAACCAAGATCAGCTATCTGGTTAGCCATCTCTGCGTTCCAACCTTCATCTAAACCAGCTACCATCTTACCCCAACCACCTACTTCAGCAGTTTCTATATCATCCTGAACTGATGCCCAATCCTGAGTGGGATCTAAAAACATTTTCATCTCAATAGATTTAGCCCACGTTGGCGAATACCATTGCATCAATGTCTCTTGAACTTCTCTAGGGACAGAATAAGTAATACGTTCTGCTTCAGTTAGCCTTTCATTAACTTCAGGCATACCCACATTATTCTCAATAAGAGTTGTTATTAAATCCCTGTGTTCACCCGCAGTATATTCCACACCGAACTGTTGCAAAGAAGTACCTACATCCTTTTCAAAAGCAATATACTCACCCGGAGTTGGAATGTTTTTCTCTCCACGTTCCCTCATGTTAGCAATAGCAGGGAATCTTTCTTTAAAAGCTGGCTGGTCATACATTTCTAATAGCGCACGTTCAGCAGTAAAAGAAGGATCTGCTTTGAATTTGGCATGTGCCCATGTCCAAAGAGCAGTAATGTTTTCTGTGCTCATCCCTGCGTTGCGTAAAGCAAGCATGAATGCATCTTGCATTCTGTTAATAATACTTTGCTTAGACTCAACCTTTGGAGTGCCGACAGTTTCGGTAGTGCCGTCACTATAAACATATGTTACTGTCCCATCCTCATTGTAAATAGTTTCAGTTATTGTTTTAGACGGAGAGTAAGGATTGATGGTACCCGGATGCTCACGACCTGATTGGATCACTGTCCCAGCGATGTCGCCGCCTACTTCCATAGCCGCTTGTGCCTGAGCAGAAGTCATACCAAATGTTTCTTCTAACTGGTCTTGACCGACACGCCATTTTAAAATATCACTACGAATTTTTTCAGCGGCTTCCCAACCTGAACCACGACCACCTTCAACCGTACCAGCTATTTCTCCAGCCCATCGTGCAACATCCTCTTGAGTAACAGCAGATGTTAAATTGCCTTGACCTACTGCCCCTAACCTCTCAATAGTTTGAGCTAAAATATTTAACGGATCCATCTCATCTACATCTAAACCCGGAACTGCTCTAGCTAAATCAAAAAGATTGTCTGCCATTAGTAACTACTCCTAAACATACGTGCCGCCCCTGTAATAAAGTCATTGTGAAAATCTTTTGATTCGGTAGAATACTGAAACTTATCCATGTTAGTACGAGCATGTTCAGCTAACTCTTGTGAACTTCTGAACCGGCGGTTCCCATTCTCATCTGTGAACGAATAGTTAGCAAGCAACCAAGGGTCATCAGGTAAAAGACTCGCGTCTTCCCATAAGCTTTTAACAGAAAGATACTGTCCATTTAAAACGTCATCTAACGTAGCGCCTTGAGCTATATAATCTTCTCTTTCTTCTGGAGTGAACGGCCATTCAATACGCTGGAACGCACGTTTAGTTATTTCAGCATCCACCATTTCTTTAGTTATCTTTTCAGACTTAACATCAACAGCCCATTTACGTAGTTGATTATCAGAGAAGTCTTGAAAGTTTCGTTTACCTAAAGCACGCCAGTCGTTCATAAGAGAACGTATACTCCCAACACCAAAGGACATTGTGCCAGACATCTTCTGAATAAAGTTGCCATCTTCGTCAGTCCAATTAGCAAGGAATTGTTTTTCAACAAGTTGTTTAGCTTTTTCTTTAAACTCGTCTGGTCTGAAACCTTCTCTGTCTCTACCTAATTTAAAGGTTGCACCACCATTAGACATAATAAGATATGCATAACCGGCAAGTTCAAGGTTATCTATAATAGCTAAAGCTTCTTTGCCGCCTGCTTCTCTTATAGCTTCCTTGGCCCACTCTGTAAATTCTAGAATAGCTGAATTGTATGCATTAGTTTCAGGTCGATCTGCAATACCAATGATGCCAGTCCAAGGCCGCCAAGCATCCCCACCCATCGTAGTGTTCATAACACTTTGGATATCACCTTCACCACCGTAATTGTAGAAAAACTCCATGTGATCTAAAATTGATTGTTGTTGATCTATCCACCAGTCTTGTGCATATAAACCGTGAGTCGGATTATAGAAAAAATCGTGCTGTAAAGTCTCAATTTGATAACCCATATCTTGGTTTTCAGAAGGTACTTCATTAAATTTATCTACCCAAAAATCAAAGAACTCTTCAACTAAAGGATTAGTATCACCCCATAAATCTAACCAATTCCAATCACCTAGCTTACCGTCAGCACCCGGAATGTAAGGGATCTGACTAAGAGGAGGCCGAGGTAAATCTCCTTCTTGCACAGGCTCACCTGAAGGGTTTTGCGGATCATATTCTACGTTTACTGGAGGTAAAGTTTCTCCTGTAAATGCAGTAAAAGATTCTGAAAACTCAGCAACAGAACCAGTGGCATCATAAGAATCTAATTGAGCTATTACAAAATCTTGGAACGTATACTCACCAGTAGTAGCGTAATCAGCAAACTGCCATATATTACTAGCCATCATAAAGAAGTCTGTGAGTTGTTCTATGTCATACTCGCCACCATCACCAAGTTGACTAATTAACATAGTCTGTATATCTTCACGATTTCCGTAACCACCTACACGGAGTTCATTATCTAACATTGTGTAAATATGTTCACCAATAATATCAATACCATCAGGAGTAGTTCCTGTTGTGTACATATTTGCAAGTTCTTGAATGAAAGTTTTTAACCCTTCAGCACTTAACATAACTCCTTGCGGATATTCAGGTGAAGTATCTGGCGGACCAGACGGATTTAATAATGGTGTTGTATCTGCCATCAAGTTCTCCTTCTCAAACCAGCATCAGGATAAAACTGCTGTTGCATAGCAAACTTCTTTAACCGATCAGAATCCCATCCCTGATCGGCAGGAGGAATGATAGTTTTACGATTAGGCTTTCTCCATATATGAGGAAGATCAGCAGATACTTCTACCCCAAATCTTGGAGCTAAACTAATAGCTTCTTCTTGATCTTTTATACTGTCGTAACCAACAAACACAGCGTCACCATTTCGTAAATCCATTTGCACATCTTTAGGTAAAATCTTTTCAGGGTTCTCTCCTATCTGACGAAGCTCACCACTTATACCATCAAATATAGAAGGATCTTCCGCTCCGGCAATAATGTTCGCGCCAGCTAAAGCAGAGTTCATACCAAAAATTTGATTAGCAATACCCGGATTTAAAGAATCAATACTCTGATGCCCAGTACCTCGCGCACCTTTACCTATAACATCTCCTAATTTACTAGCAAAATCAATAAGTTTACTTGCGTGATCTGGGTTTGTTGCTAACCATGCTGTTACTGTCGCGCCACCAGCACCAGCTAATAGCCAACCATATAATCTCCTACTATTTTCTTGACCATAAACGCTATCTTGATCGAATAGATTACCTTTACCCGGACCACCAAGAGGCAAATCTGGTGTCGCTGTTGGTTTTATTGTTAAGTCTTCATGGTATTTTCTTCCGCGTAAAAATTTTGCTAATGCTTCTCGTTCTTGTGGTGAGTCACCAGTATCATAGAGACTTAAAGAGTCTGGAAGAATTTCATCATCTTGATTAAATGGTTGTCTAGATAAATCTAAACCATCAATTATTTCCTCATCAGTTAAACCATCTCCAAAGTATGGATCTTTAGATACCTGTGCAGTGTAGTCTGCTATCATTTGATCTAATTGTTCAACATTCACATCCATATCTATTAGGTCAAAAAATTGTGCTAACTGGTCATCGTTATGAACATTCATTCGTAACCAATCTTCATCAAATCCTAAGTCTTTTATTTTTTGATAATCCGCATCAGCGGCCTTAGCCATAAAAGAATCCCAACCATCATAACGAGGGATACCCATTTCGTCGCCTACCCTTTTAACAAAATCAGTAATGCCCCCATCCCATTCGTCTGGTGGTGCTGGTGAATTTATCTCATCTAAAAGTTTCTGTATGCCAGCATCAGGACTATCCTTTTCTAACATCTCTTCCATTTGTTTTATGCCCCACTCAGGACTTTCAGTAAGTGCTCTTCTTTCACGATTAGCTATAGCTTGTTGCATAAAAGGCAACAAATCTTCTTTACTAATCTTGTCAGGGAATTCGTAACCCATCCCGCCCTTAATAGGATTACCTTTATATTCTTGTTTAAACAAACTTAAAGCATCAGCTAAAGTATTAGGATCACGCCAAGGATCATCATCAATCATTGAAGCGGAACGATCCCAAAGAGACTGCACTCTTTCTGCGTTTTGGTTATAAAAAGCATCATCAAGTAAATCAGATCCAGATAACTCATCTAAAACTTCTCGGATTTGTTTAGGAACCATTCCCCCATGTGCCGTAGTTTTGCCTGCAATATAATTTTCGTATTCATTTATCTGATATTCGAGTTCTATTAACTCGTTATCCCATTGTTCTCTATTAAGTTTTCTATTAAGAGGAATAGGATCAGTAAATGTTTTCCCTTCATCTATTAATCTTTTAAACTCTGTTATACCCGGATCAGGCATATCCTGTCTAATAGTTCCTATTGGATTTGGACCTTGATCTGGACCAGCTACTCTCGGAGTTGATCTTGATACAGTGCCGTCTGGTAAAAGTGTTAATTGATTTCTTTTTAATCTGTTTGCAGGATTAAGCCAACGTGAAAAAGATGTAATTGCTTTACCCATAGCCTGCCGTCCAGCAGGACCAAGCATCGCACCTATACCCAATTCAAGTCCCCATTCAATAGCGCTATTAGGAAGTATCGGTAACAAATGAGCAAACTCACCATCGTGCGGTCTAACAACTTGACTATCATCTAATTGATTTAAAACATTTTGATCCATTACACCAACAGTTCTACTGTCTGGTCTTAACTTCACTCCCGGATATCTAGGATCACCACCAGAAGCTATAACTTCTTCAGTGTTAGGCCCACGAAATGATCCCATTCGCCCCATAAGAATATTGCTAGGCCGATGCGCGCCGCTCATAGCCCCTGATTGAAACATTCCTGTTTCATCAAAAGGATTTTTATGATAAAAATTATGGCCATCGACATCCCACGCATACATAATGTCATGCGAACTAGCACCCAAAGTTGTTAATACATTAGTCAATCCGTCATATGTTAAACCTAAATCGTTTAAAATTACATCAGCTTGCTTTACAAAAAGTTCAGACTCAACAGGAAAATTTAATTCGCTTTTAGATAATCTTGCATTAATGCCTTCAGGAAAACTACCCGGATCTGTAGTAGAAGTACTTCTTCCTATCTTTCTTTGATGCGCCATAGGCACACCCATCTCCGATACACCAACATGCACAGCACGTAAAAGTTCTAAATAAGCTGAAGCTACTTTACGGTCAGAATATTTAACTGTCATTGGTTTCTTCCTGTCGGCATGTTAGTCAAGTTACGTCTTCTAGCTATAACATTAGCTATTTGAGAGAACGGTTGTGGATTTACACCAGTCAACTGATTAGCTTTAGCTATACGTTCCTCTAAAGTTCTAAACAATTCAGGCTGTTCAACACTAGGTTCTAACGCTAACTCTTCGCGTATCTCTCGTGCCATGCGTTCATAGTCACGCATTGTGTATGCGTAATCTGTTCCAACTCTTGCTCCTAAAGTATGACCAAAAGTATTTAATGCATTAGCTAACGAACCGCTCTCACCAATAGCGGCTTCTTCTCCTTGTTGTTGTATAAGATCCAAGAAGAAACTAACGATAACATCCCTCGCGGCTTTTCTAGTAACGGCTCTAGGGTCTACGTAATCGTCATAAACAACATCCATGTTGTAAATTTCTCCACGATCCTGTGTCTGAATATCTGGAACCCTTTGGAACTGACCCGGATTTAAACCTGCCTGATAAAAAGGTTTCGTAGCTGTACCTGAACCCCACGCTGGCGAGTTCTCTATTGCAAATATTTCTTCTTCGCTTAAAGCACCTGATTGTTTAGCATAACGATAGTAATCAAAATCAGAATCGTTAGCTCCTATGAAAACATTTTCATCCCAGTTTTCATCTTGGTAAAATAATCTCATAGCAATATCAGCAACCGCCTGCTGTGCAGGTAAACCGCCTCCACCAAAAGCTTCCTCAAACATTTCTTGATCCTCACCCAAAGGAGAATCTCTCATTTCTTTTATTTGAGCTTTAAGTTTCTCACGTACATTAGCTTTACCTTCCTCAGAAAAAGTTCTACCACTTCTACTAGCAAGACTATCTAACCCACCGATCACACTCTCTATAGCATTCAAGTACCCTGTTTCTTGCCCACCCCTGCCCGGAAGAGTTTCTAATTTACGAGCAACACTTCTGTTTATAACAGTGTCTAAGTATGCGGAACCATCAGGTGAAAGTTCTGACTTGGGTGTTTGTAATCCTTCATTAATTAAATCTGATTGTAGCATTTGAAGAGCGTCAGTAGTTGGATCGGCAGTAGCTCCTGCTTCTCCACGTACAAGACCCGGAATTTCTAACTTGCCCCATTCGGCAGGAGCGCCCATGTAACCCCATGCGTATAACTCTTGTTGTATTTGTGCAACAATCGAAGAGTATCCGCTTCCATCTCTTGTCTGGTTATATAATCTGTCCATGAAATAATGGGCATCCATTGGACCGATCTTGCCATCTGAAAATAAATCTTTAACGCTTTCAATATCTCCAAAAGCTGTGCCGTCGAAAGAAGTAATGAAACCTATTTGGTTTGCTAAGGATTCATCATCTCCATCGACAGAAGGTAGTATTCCTTCGCCAAGAGTTGCAACATCTGGTCCTAATAAAAGCGCTCTGTTGTTTCCTATAAGATCTTCAGAAGCCGCCATTATTGCTTTCTCAAAGTTTTCTGCTACTAGATGCTCAAAAGCGTTATGCCCCCACATTTGATTCATGTTTGCTATGTTTACTGATTCATTACTTACAGAGTTTCCTAGCACTCTAATAATCTCAGCCATTGTTTCTCTTCCGGGTTGATCTTCAGGTAGGTAAGGTTTATCCCATCCCCTGTCTTCCCAATCCCAATTCTCGTCAGGGTTAGCTGAAGCCATAACATCAAAAGCTTTTTGCAATTCAGCTTGCAATATATCTTTAACTTGAGGAATCTTAGTCCAATTAGTCGCAATATAATTGTAAACCGTATTACGGTTTTCTATATTACTCATATCCAATAATTGAGCAGACGGTTTACCATCATCTCCCATGAACTGTGTTCCACCTAAAAGAATTGATTGTCCTAATGGTGCGCCTTCACGTTCTAATCGGGAAATGCCATGGCCAGTAAGCCAGTTAATAAACTTTATGAAAGCAGTTTCTTTACTTATGGAATCAAAATGGATTTCTTTTATTGTTGAACGACCAGTCTCTTGTTCTGTTAGATCGCCACCGTCAGAGTCGTAGTAATCGGCAGAGTCCATTCTTGCTTCTTCTGTTGATTCGTTTTTTCCTCCAAGCCATTCATCAAGCCAAGAAAAATCTGAATCCATTAATATGCGTCCAATGTTTTCAACACCTGTTCGGTAATGATCTCCTTCTGGTCCCATGATTGTGTCATATATTGCATCAGCACCTCGACCTATAACATCATGCGCTTCATCACGAATGTCTTCTATTGCTGGAGCCATCGCTTCATTAAGACCAGTCGGATCAGGTAAACCCATATCACTCATTAGACAAGAACCCCTGTGTTGATGTTAATATTGCCACCATCATATTTAGCTAACCAACTCTCTCCGATCAAAGGTACGAATACACTATAGAATAGCTCATTCAACCAAGGTTTGTTATTGCTAAATGATTCTAATACTCTATAATACTGCGCTCTTAAAGCGTCACGTTTTGCTTGAGCGTCAGGAGTAGTCAACCCTTGCAATGCATCCATTTTGTCTTGGAACCCTACAATCGTAGCCATAGCAGTTAACACATCTTCTTTATGTAACCCTTCAGGAGCTAGTTCAGGTGTTTCTAAAATGAGCCTAAACTGGTGTATGGTTTCTTCTCTACGTAACCTAGAAGTACCAGTAGTAATAGAATGATTAAATACAGGATGTTGCCTCTTAAATGATTCAAGCCATATATCCCACTTATCTTGCACTTGCTTAGTGTCCATGCCAGCACTTTTAAGCGCTTCTTTTTGTTTCAAATACCTGACCCTATGTTGACTGTAAACACCATAAGAAACATTAAAGTAAAGACTCTCTAAGAATTCTTCAGGTGTTCGTAAAGAACGCAACCCTATATTCACTTGTCTTTGTTTAGCTTCAGCTACATACTCATCATCTTCAGGATCAAAATCTCTAGGCATAAAGAAAGGACTCGCCATCTTGAATGATCTAGTAAACTCGTCATTATTAACTAGCCAACGATTAGCATCTTGTGTTGTTTCTAAAACAGCGAAAGGAATCTTTTCATAAGCACTGGTACGGAATGGTGAGAACTGCATAGCATTAAAATCTTCACCCGTTCTAGCTTCTATGTTCTTAACCCATTGAGGGTAAGCTTCTTCATAAGGCATACCTAATTCAAGAAGATCATAAAACTCTGAGTTCCATTCCCAATTTTCATTTAATGTAAGGTCAGCTAAGTAGCCTGTACCAGTACCAAAGAACCATGTCATAGCTTGGAGCAACTGGTATTGCTTCGCCATAGCATCAACTTTTTCTAAGAATGCTTCTTGGAATAAAGCAGGGTTGTCAGCATTAGCAATCTCTTGCTCGGTAGGTATCTTATCTTGCATAGCTAAAAACTTAATAACATCAATCTTTGCTTTATTTCTAGCTTCACCTTCAGGCCCATCAATATTAGCTATCTGCAAACTTCTTGTTAAAATCGCTGGCATAAAAGAAGACCAAGTAGCTTTCCACAATGACTCAGCATTAGAAGAAACTTCACTCACACCCCTGTACCTGCCACCAACTAGATTAGCTTCAAACATTTTTCTAATCTCAGGGTCACGACCTGAAAGATAATTAATTGGTGTAGCTAACAGTGGGCCAAATCCCATACGTCCTATTGTTTCAAGGTCATAACCCGGAATGACTTTAAGACTTGTAGCTAATCCCATTGATGGTCTAATAACTGAACCAAGTTCCCCACCGAAAACATTTTTAACTATCGGAGTGCTGTCAGCTATAGCTAGCATTGCTGTTGTAGCTACTTCGCTACCCGGAATGATTAGTTTCCTTTCACCGAATTCATCTGTTTGAACAAGTCCACTGTACACGCCAGCAGTCATTGTTAGATGCAGATTACGTAACATCAACGGATTGTGCTTTAGGCTTCGTCCGACACGACGAAGAAAGTTATCTTCAGCAAACCAGAATGGAACCATTGTTCCTACCATCTGTTGGAATTGTGAACGTATGCGATGATCGTCAATGTATGCGCTTGTTAGTGTCATTGCTCTTTGTGTTGCTACATCTCTGTGTGTTTCAAAGACTCGTTTCTTATGGTGCATCATATTAAAGAAATCGTCTTGCACACCTGCGACTGATCTTTGTCGTACAAATGTTATATTACCTTCTTTATTTCTTGTTGGGCGCATAGATATACGAATATCTTCACCGTTAATATCTTTGCGTTTCATAGACATAAGTCTTTCAACGCCATCCCATTCAGGATTATTCATCTTTGCTTTACTTATAGCAACAGCTAACGCTTCAGGATCTCTAGCTTCTAAAGCAAAAGCTATCTGAGTCATTGGATCATCTGGATCCGTGTGAGCTAATTGCCAATCTATTTCTGCAAAATCTGTGAAAGGTTGCTGATCGTATTGTCCAAACTCATCAAAAATATTATCTGTTTCATCTCTTGTTATTACATAATGTAAATCTTCTTCAGCAAACTGTGATCTGTATTCATACGTACCGATCTTTGTTTTACCAGTCTGAGTAGCAAATCCTGCTTTTACATCTTTTTCTGATGCTTCAACAAAAATATTACCTTTGTCATATTGTCTTTTGCCTCTAATTTTTTTATTTTTAATAGTTTCTTTAGAAATAACATCGCGTTTTGCTCTGTCAAAATTACGACGGATACCTATTGTTTGATCCCAACCAAGCATTAAATAATGCTGGAACATAGGTTCCCTTACCATCGCACCAATCATCGGATTAACAACACCATCAAACCAGTTTCTTAAAACAGTAGTCCAAGCGTCACTAATTTTTTCTCCAATCCCACCACCTTCATTAGTAACAGGAACAAAAGCTAAAATATCTTTAGGAGCAGAAGACCACCATCTGCCATCTGTAGCGGCACGATGAACTCTATGAGCACTAACAGGTTCACCACTTATAGTTTCACGTATCCAAGGGTAGAACCATTCTTCTTGACCGACACCACGCCGTGAACCACTTGACAAAAGATCAATAAGTTCTTGTTTAGCTAACAAAGCGTACTCTTCAGCAGTAGCACGAATACCATTCATAGGCACACGTTGTTCTTCTACAAGCTCTGCGTTTGCAAACCAATCAACAGCATCAGGATCTATTTCAGTTCCTTCTTCTAAAAGAATAAACCTGCCAGTTTTATCTTTATAAATCTTAACTGTGCCTACTTGTGGTTGCCCATCAAGCATATGGATAGGAGTAAAACCTCCGGGTTTAGGAGATAGAAGATGAGTTCCTCCGACACCTATCATTGTTTCATTTTTTAATCCACCTTCACCAAATTCTTTAGCACCAACAACACCACGCCCTGTTACTTCTCCAGTAATAGGATCTCGACCACCTTCAAATCCAAAGAAATCATTCCAATACTCACCAGATATATCTTCAGCTAATGTTTTATACTCAGTGGTACTTTTAACACCGTTTCTTCTTACAGTAGTTCTAAACTCAGGACGACTATAAGAAGCAAATCCACCTTGATTAAACAACGATTCAGAGTTTACATCTAAAGAACCAATCATTCCTTTTGCTGAACCTGTCGCAACATCAGAAGCAGTTGCTAACCCATCATCCAACATGTCAATAAGCGTTTCAGATATAGCACTAGCTACACGATCATCAGCACTACCGACTACTACAGGAAAATAATTTCCAGTTTGTGCCCACTCTTCCATCAAAGCTACTTGAGCAGATAAAGTTTCACCTACATTACCGGGATGCAACAACCTAGCGGCTTTAGTAGCTTCACTAGCAGGTATACCAAGAGTTGTTAATCTTTCTCCAAGTAAATCTGTAAACGTATTAAACCATTCTTTTGTTAACCCACCACCGGGACGTAGTATGTCTGTATATTTTTGCGCTAATCTAACAGGCACCATCGGCATGAATAAGCGTGACATTCCGGGAGGTAAAGGAAGATCCATTCTACCTTTTGCTTTAGCACCAGCGGAACCACGGTGAGAAGACATAATGAATTGCTGTCCTTCAGGTGTACCAGAAAGATAACTTACGTATGCTTTCATGCCACGATCTATTGCTTCTTCAAAATTGTCAGTAAGTTTTGCAATATTAAGTTGATCTGGGTCGCTTAATAGAAATGCCATGAGGTTCCAATCGGCACCTATTTCAACACCAGCGGCATCTTTAGGATTTAAAAGCATGTCCCAAATCCATTGTTCTTCTCCGGCTCTGCTTGCAATGAACTCATCTACAGCATCTATGTAAGCCATGTCACCTGAGACTACAGAAGATATTAATTCTCCTGTTTCATCTATTGCTTCTTCAGGAATAATATTGTTGTACGCTTTGCTAAGTTTATCGAATGATGTGCGGTCTTTTCTTAAAGCTGTTAAAACAATTTCTTCTGGGTTAGCTTTTGCTAAATGTGCTAAATCAAGATCTGTTATAAGAAGTTGCTCTGAAAGATGTCGTAACTTTTCTCTAGTGTTTATAGGTACATGATGCATTGCTTCTTGTATAAATCTTCTGGCGGCTTTATCGCCGCTAATCATGTCAAGTCTTTGAGCCACAGCTACAGATTTAGGAACACCATGAACAGAACTGCTATCAATAGTACTGATGTATTTTAAATCTGTATTTTCACGAACACCAACCATTGCCATTTGAACAAGATTATTAATTGGGTTATCTACACCTGTCTGTCTTAAAGCATCATCTAAAGTATTTTTTGAATAGTTAAGATAATTATCAAACCCACCAAGAACATCTTTCATTTGTGCATCTAATATTGTTGGATGGGTGTAAGTGCGTATAATCGCATCTACTCTTTTATCGTGATCTACATCTACTGCACGACCAATTTTTTCAGCAAGCTTATGTTTTGATGGTAGCCCCGGAATTTTATCTCTTACATTGTCTAAGAGTAAACTAAACTCATTAGCTTTAGAATCAGCAAATTCAAATAATCTTTTACTGGTTTTACTTGGGCTGTACCATTTCTTTGCTTTGATATCTTTTTCAATACCTGCACGTACTTGTTTAAAAACTTCTACTCTTTGATCTTCAGTCATAAATTGCCATTTGTATGGCTTTGCTTCAATAGATTCTTTAATAGCTCTAGTAGTAATTGCGTAATCTCCTACACCAGCAAACTCATTGAATGATCTCCACAACCTAGAAAAAGGCCGCCAGAACAATGGCGCTCTTACAGCATCAGCTACAGTTTGACCATCAGCTAATTTGTCAGTACCTTTCATCATTACACGGCGACCGTACTCATCCCACACTGGATGCATATCTACAGCTTTACGTGCCATCTTCTGTTTCAAATAATTAGTAGGACCTTCACGCCACCACCATGTAGCAAGCTCTTCTCCACCGTTACGAGCAACGTAACCTAATCGTAATAGAACTGCTGGTCGCCAAGCACGAGCAATAAACTTATCTATCTGCGGTAATGGTAGCCCCCATCCAAGTCTTCTATACATAGACATGTATCTTGAAACAGCCGCTAACTCTCTGTAATCAGGAATTACATTTGCTTTAGCAAACTGAGCTAAATGTTCTTGGCTTGGGTGAATAGCTACACGAACATTAAGACCATGTATTCCAACAAAGTCTTCTGCTACTTGACCATATTTATGGTAGCCGTGTCTAACAAATCGTTCGATGAATTTTGTTACATCTGAACCACCCATTAAGATAGCTCCTGATCTACCTAAGAAGTCAAGATAAAATTCTGTAGTTACTCTCCACCTATCAGCTTCATTGCCTAGAACGTAGTCACGGAAGAAATGATCTATCTGTGTCCGTGGCATATCAGCTAGAACACCCATATCAACTAATGCTTGGAACTCTTGAAGTCCAAGATTAGGATCAGTTAAATCTAAGTGCCTTGCCTTGGGAACATAGGTTGTTAATTTTTCTGCGAACTTAGCAGGATGATACATCAAAGCTGTAGCAGTCGATCTCGTTATAATACCTGTTCTGGTAAACCAATCAAGTTCACCATTCTGGCTACCAGCACCATGTATCTTTGAGTCAAAGTATTTATCTTCTAGTTCTTTTCTTTTTCTTGTATAAAGATCTTTACTCTTTTTAAATACAGGAGGTTTTTTTACAGTTAATTCTAATACACCTGTGTCTGGATTTTTTTGGAAATGCCATCCATCAGCTTCATACCAATGGTAAAGGTCAGACATCTCTGCATCCTCAAGAATAAAGAGAGGTGCTTCTGTTTCAAAAATTTCTACTGCGTCTTGTATCTGTTGATAGTCATCATGGTTTAACCCTAACTCGTCGTAGCTATGAGAGAGTTCAGCTTTGTCTGTGAGTCTTGGATCTTTAAGAAGTCTGTCTAAGTCAAGTTCATCTATATCTTTACTTAATTGAATTGCCCCTTCTTCGATACCTTCCCATACTTTTCTATGTACATAGTTTCCTTGTTTAACTAAAAACTGTGCTGTTAAACGAGCCATATCAGCTTTAGCTTCTAGGTCAACATTATAAAAGTCTTGTGTCTTTCTAACCCATCGTTTAGTTTTAATCCATTGTTCACCGAAAGCTGAAATAGCAGGTATCCACATAGCTTCTGGGTCAACACCACCTAAGCTACTTGCTAATCCTTTCATACCTTCAGCGCTGTCTAAGAATTCCCAATAACCTTCGTGGTCTGCAAGAGTAGGAAATGACCTGTTAGTCATTCCTCTCATTTCTATTGGGTCTTTAAGAATGTCATCCCACACAACCCAACCTTCGTCTGTAGGAGAAAACTTCTTTCCATACACACCACTGTCTGGAACATTATGGAATCCACTTATATCAGCTTGGCTGATTACTTCACCAGTAAAATCATCTATAATTTCAAAGTAACCATTTTCATTAATGTATGCTTGATCTACTACAAGATTCATTTTTCTTCGCATCATATGATGTTTAAGCATGTCTGGCATTATTGAACGCAATCCGGGGACATCACGTAGTAACTGTCCTATTGGATCAACTACATTAAATTCTCCTGCATCTATTAGTTCAGCTTGTTTTTGTTTCCAAGTTTTAGATCCATCTAAGTAAGCTTCAGTTTTTTTAAACTGCATCTCAGCTAATTGCTGTGCATCTAACTCTGTAAAAGCATCAGTTAACCTGTCAATAAAACGATTGTGTGCATGACCTTGCGCTCGTAAAACAAGTGGACTTGTTCCTATCCTAATTGCGGCTGATTGCCATAGATTACGTAACGGTTGGAAAACAGGAATGCCATCTATAGTTGCGGCGGCATCACGAGCTTTTTTAGGTTGTTTAATCCAATCAGCAATCTCATCTGTAGGATCAGAGAAAGTCCCAGTAGTGGGATTCCAAACTTTTAAATCTTTAAAAAGTTGCCCCCCTTTTCCTCCTCTAATTGTTTTCCAGATCCTGTCCTCCGTGCGAACAGTCATAGCAATTCTTCTTTGAAGATCAATTAAATTCTTTGTGTACTCACTACCACGCACACCAGATTTAATAGCTTTATAAATCTTTATGTAAGCACCACCAGCCCAAGTCATAGGATCTAAAAGAATTTCTATACTAAGAGCACCTACGCTTCCAACTATCTTTCCACCTACACTATTAGGAGAAACATCATAAGGAGACACCGCATTGTATCCCCTGATAGAAGCATCAAAAAGTGTCAGCTTCCCAGTTTCTAATACTTGTAAAGCATCTAAAGAATTTTGATTATCTAACGTAGATTGCCATGCCTCAAATCTTGCTTGTGCTGTTTGTTCATCGCCTTGTGCTTGATTTAAAATAAGTTCATACACTCCTTGCTGGCCATCAGCAAGATATGATCTCAAAAGATTTGTTTGTTCTTTACCTACAAGCTCAATAGATTTTTCTAACGTGCCAGCATAAAAAGAATCGTTCTGCCGTTTAGTCGCATTCCACGCTTCTCTCCACTTAGCAGGGTTCCCCATTTGAGCACCCGCTAATGGATCCCAACTTGCAAGACCACCATATCTTTGTGTTAGATAAGCTCCTGTTCTACCAAGTCGAGTAGCAAAACGTGAAGGTTCCATTACAGCTTTTTCCCAAAGAGTGCTTGTTGCTTTACCAGCTACAAAACCAACAGCACGTATAGGAGCCATCCCCCATTTAACTGCTGAACCAAAATGTTCTTCAGGTAATAATGGGATATCCCATGTCAACATACGTTTCCATAGAGCATCTCTACTAGCATCAGGTATTTCATATCCTGCGTTTAAAAGAATATTTTGTGTAGCTACAGGAAGAGAATTAAATTCTGCCTCTTGCAACTGATGAGGCATAGCTTCCATTTTTTCTTTCATCATATTAAAATCAACTTGAGTATGCCCGTCAAGAAAAGTGTCAAGCATATCATTATCTGATTTAGAAGAACTAGCTAAAGCAATAAGAGTATCAGGAGCATCTTTTAAATAACGGTCACCTCCTGCTTTAAGCAATAGTTGCATACGCCTGCCGTAATGCTCTTCATCAAATGATGAATACTCTTGAAAAGTTCCTATGGCTTTTCTGTTGCCAGCCCGTTCAGCCATTAGCTAATTGTGCCGCCGCTTCAGCAAGTAGCGGATCTCCTGTAGCAGAAGCCCAAGAAGAAACCAATACAGCGGCTTCTTGTTTTGGAGATGGCCTAGGAACCGCCGAAGGTATCTGCCCAAAGGTTTGTCCCGGCGCAGTTAAAGGTTTAACTTGTGGAGTAAATGCTTTTGCCGCTTCAATAGGTAAAGGTTGATCTAATGTAGTTGGTTGTTCTGGTCGTTGTGGTCTAATAGGAGAAGGTGCTTGTTGCATCCCACTTAAATCTGGAGCAACCTCACCACCTTGAAGGGGTATCCCACCCATATTAGGATTCATGCTATCTGATATAGCTTGAACAGTGCCGTAATCGCCACCATGTTCCAATCCTACATTCTGTCTTTTTCTTGGCATTAGATACCTGCCTGTAACGCACCCACTAATTGAGCGGCGGCTTCAGGAGTCATCTCTTGTCCACCAGTAGGAGGTGCTCCTTGTGGAGCCATACCTTCCGGACCAGCCGCTAAACCGGGCGCTTGCTCTGGAGCCATAGCCATACCCTGTTCTGGTGGAGGTGCTACAGCCGCTTGCTCTTCACGAATTTCACTATCGGCTTTTTCGATAGCTTCAAAAATATCAAGACCCTTCTTCCGATGTTTCTCAATCTTAGAGACGTACACGACAGGCAACTGACCGGACAATGCTTGTTGCTGGATAGCGGCCATGACTGCCTCTTCAAGTTGTTCTTCATCTACCCTACGCCCTTCAGCTTCAGCATCCTCAATGAATGGATGCTTAGTACGGAATGTACGTAAGCTTATCCCTTTCATTGAAAGCAACTGACCTAATTGTATTGTAGTGCCTTGAATGTCTGCGCCGGGGATTGAGTACGAAACAACATTATCGTGTGTTTCAAAGTGTTCGTTTGGAGTGAATTCTACTTGTCCAAAATCCCCGGCGTAGCCAGTAAACATAGAGAACTGTTTGTTACCAAAGTAGCCCTCATAGGTAGCGAATATACATTCATTTAAATGAGGAAGATGAGCCTCCATAATCTCTTGCATCTCTTGGATACGTGGATCAAGCGCCGCGCCCATAAGGGAATCAATTCCTCTTCCGGTACGTAACGCTCCGTAGGTTTCTCCACCAATCTGGGGGACGGTTCCTGTTGAAATACGAGCATTTCTTTCCAATCTGTCGATCGCAATGTTTGTGCTCGGATCAGGAGTTGATTTTAATTCGCCAATAGC